AATTTATAAATCGGGTAGCAGTGACAATGGATGTGGTATTTTTTGATTGTCTCGTCATCACCTACACCCGCCGATGATTCGCTCTTAAAGACAAATCCTCGACTTGCCAACATTGCGCAGAATGCGCAGGGGTCGGGGCCGGTACCGCGGGCCACGGCAAGAACGAGCCTGTCGTTCTTGATGGCGCCGAGGATGGCATCCCGGCCGGCATCCATGCCGAGGAAGTCGACCGTGCCGGATCCGATGGACCCTCCGATGGAGTGCGCGTCCTCGATGCCGGTGATGGCCTCGTCTGGGGTGATGTCCGGATTGGAGCGCAGGTTCTTCACCTTGTCGGCGGTGTCCTGTACGGCCTGCTTCCTGAGCAGGTCCCGGAAGGCCTTGTCCACCTCGTCGAGGGTCATGTCCTTCGGCCAGTCGTACTTGTCGACGGCCACGTCGGCGCTGTCGTTGGTGCCTTCCTTGTCCAGGAGGTTCTGGATCAGGGGGTCGACCTCGACGTCGTCGAGATGGACCGCGTTGGGCACCTTGTCCGGCGGGATCGAGGCGAGGGTCTTCTCGAACCAGCGGATGTCAGGGTCGTCACTGCGGGTGCGCGGTGACGGCAGGGCGGCGACATCGAGGGCTGCCGTGCGGAAGTTGCCGCGCAGGTCGCCCAGGGTGGTTTCCTTGGTGGAGGCTGGAGACCCCTCCGGCGCACCGAGGGTGCGCCCGATCTCCAGGGCCCGGACCAGCTGGTAGTGCGTGACCGCCAGCCGGCGGGACATCTTTCGGATGGCCAGGATGACCTTCAGCGAGTTGGCGATCCAGTCCGCCGCGCCGGCCCCGTTCAGGGCCGAGACGGACTGCCATTCGGCCAGTGCGATGAAGGCGGCGGCAAAGCCGAGGCGGGCCTGGGCGGCCTGGTGCAGCCGCGCTGCGGCCATGACCTCCTCGTCGACGCTAGCCAACTACCGGCTTCTTCTGCGTGCCGTTCGGGGACGTCGGCTTGGGGGCGCCGGTGGATACGTTCTGCCCCTTGGCCGCCGTGGCCTGGATCAGCCGCGGGTCCATGGTGGCCATGTCCTCGACCTGCTGCTCGTGCAGCACGTCCCAGTCATCGAGCATTCCGTTGGTGACGCCCGGGATCATGGGCCACAGGCCCTTGCGCGGAACGTCAAGCATCTGGGCTGCCTTGCCGAGCGCGTCCATCATGACCGCGATCGTCTTGGTGGACATGTCGCGCCAGCGGACCTCGCCGCCGTAGGACTCGGCGCCGGCCTTGTCGCCGGCGGCCAGGGCCCCGGTGCGCAGCAGCTCCTCGTGGGACTCGCCGAGCACGACGTGCAGGGAGTCGATCCACCGGATGAACTGCGCCTCGGCCGCGGCCCAGGCTTCGGCGGAAAGGTTGGCCAGGTTGGAGATGGAGGCCAGCGGCGGGAACTGGCTCAGGGTGGTGAAGTTCCTGGCGGCCTGCTCCTCCTGGCGAATATATCCATCGAGCGGAGTCTCCTCCAGCTGTCCAAATTTGGTTGCAGGATCGTCACTCAGCAAGAGTGAACTTTGCGTGATTTCGATCGGCTGCGGGATCGGTTCGCCGTTGATGTCCAGGATGGGGTTGCCCTCCTCGTCCATCTTGAAACTCGGCATGAGGCCCGCGGCATATCTGACTTTGAAGGCGCCAAAATCGGCGGTCACATTGGTGGAGAATGTGGCCTGGTTCAGGCGGTCCTGCAGCGGAATGGCCGGCTTGACGACGCCGCGGGTGCGGCCCTCGTCATCGAGGAAGCAGGTGTACCGGATCACCGGGCACTTGCCCAGGTTGTGCTTGAAGGGCTTGCCCTTGACGACGAACTTGCCGTCGACCGAGTAGGTCATCTCCCAGCGGTAGACGTCATCCCACAGGACGGCGAGGCCGGGGACCTTCTCGTTGCGCGGCCAGCTCTTGATCGTCAGCGCATGGCTGGGCCGGATGTCGTTCACCGGATCCCGGAAGTACGCCACCGTGTTCCTGGTGGACAGAATGTCGAAGGTGATGTTCTTCGGGTCGATGTTGTTCACCGCGACGAAGGCGTGGCCGTAGGTCAGCACGCTGCGGTAGATGGTCGCCTGCCTGGCATCCATCCGATTTTTCTGCCACAGCACCCACTCGGTGTTGGAGTTTTCCGCCGAGTCGGCCTTCTGGTTCTTCTTCTCCAGCTTGCCGGCGGTGCGCCGGCGGTAGTCGTCGACGAACGACATTTGCGCCGGGAGATTGACCAGCAGCGGGATCCAGTTGGCGATGGACCGTTTCTGGAGATCCCTGATCTGGGCGGTGGCGTTGCGCGGGGCGAACGGCAGGAGCTGCTTGCCCTCGAAGTAGTCGTGGCACAGGTCGTACTCGGCCCGGTCGTGGCTGAGGGTCATGAACATGTCCTCGACCAGCTTCAGATCGAAACTGCCGGCGGGAACGTCGGGGTTGGCGTAGACCTGGTCCCGCTGCCCCTTGGCGAACTCGTCAAAGGTGGGCATGGGTCTCCTAATTTAGGTGAGAGTCAACTCTCAAAACTGATAGAGCTTGCGGGAGTAGTCCTTGGCGGGCGTCTTCCCGGACTCGGCGTAGGCCATGAGGGCCATGTAGGCGAGGAAGCCGGCAGCGAACCCATCAATTTTTCTATGTGAGAACGAAGTCTCTTTTCCGAAGTACAAGCCGTAAGAGTTGGCACGCCTGCGGGTGTTCAGGACGTGGGTTCTCATGAGCCGATGGCCGTTTTGGCGCAGGCGCTTGTCATTGATGGAGGCCACGAACGCCTCGGTGGTCTGGGCGATGCGGGCCTTGTTGCCGCGCATGTCGAAGCCGACCGTGGAGCGCGAGGAGGCCTTGACCAGCAGCTGCTCGCGGTACAGGTCAGACCAGTCGTCCACCTGGCTTTCCCAGTAGGCGGTGTCACAAAAGAAGCTACGAACCCGGTACATCGAAAAAGCGAGGTGAACCTCGGACTCGACCTCGGCCACGGGCACATGCCACTTGACGGAGGGGTCGGGGTTCTGCCAGATCCCCAGCGGGACAATCAGGTTGTCACTGATTCGGATTGCAACCAGTGCGGTTGCGTCATCAGTTTTTGACCCGTCGAAGCCCATGACGATCTCGTCGCCCTTTTTCAGGTCGCGCTTGTCGCCGTAGCAGCCGGGCTGCAGGATCGCGTCCCAGCTCTGAACTGAGACAAGGCTATCGCCTGTTGAAACGATCTGGTTAAACCACATGCGCCTCTTGGAGGCGACGGTCTTGGAGCCGTCCTGGATCTCGGAGACGATGTCCTCGATATTGAGCCAGGTTGCGTCACCGCGTATCTGTGCTATAATATGCGGCGCCCAGCCCTCACTCAGTTCTGCCGAGGCGTTGGCTTCGAGCGAATCGTATAGCCAGCCCGAGGGCTTGGCCAGGCCGGCCCAGACCTTTTCCTGCTCTTCGCGGATGGTCTGCGCGACGGAATCCTCGCCGGGCTCATAGGCGTTGGTGATGCACAGCAGCCGGCCCTGGACCTTGGTGAGGTTGTTGGTGATGACGTTGTAAAACTCGGGGCCGCGCTGGCCGGGAGTCCAGTGGTGCGTCTCGTTGGCGATGCAGAACGTGACACGTCCACCTTCCGCTGAACGGAAGTTGGCGCTCACTGTACGGAGCTTCTGCTTGCCGCCGTTCGCGTAGATGATTTCCTTCTGGACATCCATGTTGAAGGCGTGGCGGGTGCGGTCCGGGATTAGCCCGGGGAACACGTCGCGAGTGTTCTCAGTCTGATCCTGGGATACAGCTGTGACCTGGACGTATGCGTCCGGGTGCGGCCGGCCGACCGGGTTGCCGTCGGCGTCCCAGCGGGAGAACTGGCTGGGGCCGATCAGTTCGACGATCGACATGACGGCCGCCAGGGGATCCTTGCCCCTGGCTACCATCCCTTCATACGCTGGAGGACTGCCTTGCGGTAGCTGAACTTGCCGCGGTGGTCGATGGCGTAGAACCAAAGGATGAAGCGGGCTTGTTCAGGAGTAGCGGTCCAAGGTCGTCCGTCGGAGAAGGTCAGCCATTCGGCGACCCAGCCAAGGATTTCCCAGCCGAGCGTGCGCTCGGGGAGCAGCCAGCTGCCGTCCGGGTTCTTCTGCCATGTGGGGCCGATGTAGGACGGCGGGAAGTATTTCATTGCATTCTCGGCCGTGGGTTCCAGGGCTTCGAGTTCTTCCTGCGTGAGTGAAGGGATAGTGATCACCCCCTCGGTGGGGGGTTGTGAAGCGTTGGGCACCTGGCCCCACCCTTTCGTGCGGGCAGGGCTTAGGTCTCCGGGACCCCTAGCAGCTGCGCGCGGTAATTGTTGATCGCGGTCACGGATGCTGAAGTTTCGAGTTCCTTGGGGTCTTCGAGTTCGATCCGCATCCGGCGGCGTTCGCCCTCGGTCACTCCGAGGGAGGTCATGCCCTGCAGGATGGTGGCGAGCATCATCGCGGTGGGGCGTTTGTAGTATTCGGTGAGGGCGTCACACAGGAGGCGCGCGTACTCGTAGTCGGAGACCTCGTAGTATTCGCGCATCCCGGAACGGGACAGGGAGCGGTACCACTGCTTGGCACGCGGGTGCCAGGCGCTGTCGGCCGGCGGGACCCGGTAGGGGACGCGCTCTCCCTTGCTCAGGGATACGCCGCCCTCGTTCTCGGGCTTGTTCCTCCGGGTGCGCTCTTCGCTCCGCTTGGGAATGGGTCCGGGCATCAGAAGCCTTTTCGTTCGGTAGGCCGCGGGGGACCGGTGATGATGCCAGGCTGGGGCTCCTCCGGCAGCTTCCTGAGCTTCCGGGTCTCGGCCCGCTTGGCGTTGGTCTCCCTGGCGGTCTTTATTAGGTGGTGGGGGTTGCAGAGGCCTTGAAGCGCCTCCAGGCGGTGATCGTCACCGGGGATGATGTGGTCTACATCGGTGGCGGGGGCGTGGCAGCGGAATCCGTCCTCGACCCATTCGCAACGATTTTGGCACCGACGCAGCACAGCGTGACGCAGGCGTTCCCAGTCAGCGGGCAGGCGAGCTTTCCGGTCGGAGCCGTGCCAGGCGGGACGGCCGCCACTACGGGGCCGGCTCTGCTGGGGGTTCAAGGAACGACAGGTCCCTGATCAGGTCGGGGCGGAAGCCGGACCAGGTCCGGCCGTTGTCGCCCAGGACGACGATGGGGGCCTGCAGGAAGCCGGCGGCCTTGAAGGCCTCCAGCTGCTCGGGGTTGGCTTCGAGATCTGCCTCGACAAATTCGACACCCCGACGGGTCAGGGCTTTCTTGGTCATGTCGCACTGACTGCAGTCAGATTTGGTCCACACAGTGACTAGCAAGGGGGGGTCCTATTCGATGTAGAAGTAGCCGCAGTCGACGACGGGCACCTCCGGGTAGGAGGTCACCTGCGCGAAAATGCGGTAGGTCCCCGGGGCGAGCCCGGCGACCATGACGCCGGCGTCTGGGCCCAGGACGGTGGCCGGGACAAAGTCCACGGGCCGCTGGCCGTCGCGGACGATGGCGAACGTCAGGTCTGTGGTGACGGCGGTGCCGTCGACGGTCACCTTGACGGGCTGAAACTCCACGCTTTCGCGCGGGTAGGCGTTAGCCAAGGGAGCCTCCAACGGTTGCGAGAAGTGGTTATGTGCTGCCGTGCCACCGGCGCCT